CTGGATCAAACATACCGTAAGCTGCTCCGACAACACCCCTTCCCATATTCTCTGCAACTTGGGCAAGCCATAGCGGTTGGTCGGTTAAGTTGTAGTTGGCATCAAAGGGCTCAGAATCGTCTTCTGACGCCATTCCGCCAAACTGGTCTAACCATGCCTGCCCACGTTGTTGCATGGCAGGATCGTCGCTCTGGGCCATTTGTTGGGCTCTCTGAACGTCTGCGGCATATCTGTCTTGATCTGTCATCTCTACAGCATCCTGCTCGCCATCATCGGCACTGGCCCCAGCAGCAGCTCCAAGCAATCCTAGACCTGTAGCTAGATTCTTTTCGTTTCGTTTGAATCGACCACCATATTCGCCGTAAATCTCTTGTTCAGATTCGTCGAAATCAGTAAGTTGGAGAAGGTTCTGTTGTTCGCGCGGAAGTGCGCCATCAGCTCTTTCAAACCGTTCTGGTGGCACAGCCCTTGGGTTGTAAGGCTTCATGCTGGCGAGCTTATCTCTACCAACTACAACTTCGGCCTCAACCTCCCCTGCATTATTTTTATAAGCATTGTAAACATCTTCATCATTTATCTCCCTTGGCAATTTTGTACCAAAGAGCGACTGTAAATACCTAAAACTTTGGCTATCATCAAAGTAGTTGTCCATTGCATATTTGATAGCATCTGTACTTAACCCACCAGAAAACCCTTCTTGTTGCTGTACGGCGTGTTGCATCTCATGCAATATTGTTTCTCGCAATTTTTTATAGGTCAGGTCTGGGCTCAAAGTTATAGCATGATTTTTGGGATCAAAAGAACCATCAATACTTGATGTCATTAACTTAGGATCAAACTGTATCTTGTAATCCCTTAACTTGGGAAGTTCGAGCCCATATCCTTCATTTTGCACTTCGCCTAGTAGCAGTGGGTTTTCGCCGTCATAAGAGTTTAAAAGCACTGGGTCGTCTATAACATCGCCAAGCGTCAAAACATTACTGCCGCTTCCCTCCAAACCTTCTAGATTTATTTTGGTGTTGTCGTAATTTGTGTGCTCAGTTCGCCACATCCCATCGGCGCCCTGATTCCAACCTGTGCGGCCCCATATATCCTCAGCATTCATGCCAGTAGCTTGCATTTTCTTAGCCATTCCTAGCATATCTTGGTTTGCCAAGCCTTTTAATGATCTTAAACCAAGAAAAGTTGCGTCGGCATCCTCTGACTGCAATGTAGCCGCGCCAGCCAATCCAGCAGTTCCCAAGGCGGCAGGGTTGCGCTCAGTGATTAGCTCTAATAGGGTTTTTGGTTTTGGGTACAAAATATATCTCCACGCGGTTATGCAGAGATTATATCATGCGAGACCTTGAAGGTTGCGGCGGATAGGATCACCCCAGTTGCTGGTCTTCCGATAGCCAACAGCTAGGTATCTGAGGGCATCAGCACAGTGAGATGTCCAGTCGTGCAATGGACGCCCCCGCCATGTCATTCCCTTGTCGTCGTACTCTCTACGGTACTGACGTATAGCATCAATAGCCCTGTCGCAGTTCTCCTTGTCGAACCAAGCGTTATTGAGCATAGACCTTACCGCTTGTATACCATCGTCAACACCGAGCTGAGGCGCGATTGTGATGGGATTTAGGCCTAGTTGCATCAATGTCTCGTATCGGCTCTTACCAGTGCCAAGCTCCCTGACTCTGACATCGTGCGGCAGGATATGCTGTCCGTAGAAGTAGCGCTTTTGCTCTAAGACTCTGGCGTAGTGCTCTAATCCAACACCGCTGCTTTCGTAGTAGTCAATCAGCCTGACCTCTGGGCCGTGCATCTGAGCGAACCAGATCGCCGTAGAATCGCCCATACCCAAATCCCATGCGGTTACTACAGGTAGGGCAGGATCGTAGTTTACAGACGTTATACGGCCCTGTGCGTTAGCCTCTCGCATCTCAACGGCATAGTATGCCCCATCCACATGGATAAGCATCCCGCCTTCCCAGATGTGCTCGTAGTTGTCTGGGCGGAGTCTCTGGTCTTCCAGTCTCTCTGCATCCAGCACCTTTGGGAACCACGGGTTATCACGCCAGTTCAGCTCGACGATCTTGCTGTCCTCTGGCGGGTTCTGCCTGAATCGCTGGTGAGTAGCTGAGTGCTTAGTCTCAGGGTTCCATGTCACCCAGATCTCTGAATCATGCTCTCGCACTGTAGGAATCAGTTTAGACCATGCCGTCTCTGATACCGTCTCAGCCTCATCCACCCATGCCAATATGATCCTAGCCTTTGACTTGATCGAGTCGAGATTGCGTCTTAAACCGGCAAAGGCGTAGTTTATATAGCCATCTTTGGATCTGATGTACTTCTCGCCGATCTCATAGTAGGCGGATAGCCAAGGCACTGAGCGTATGGCAGCCTTAATCTCCTCAAGTGAGGACTCATCCAAGCTGTTCATAAACTCACGGGCACAGAGTATCTGGCCTGACTTACCCTGCATTCCCCACTTGTAACCCCATACAGCAGTCATCAGTGCGAATGTGCGAGTCTTGCCTGAACCTCGACCTCCGTATGATCCACGGTAGCGGGCCTCACCAGAGAATACAGGTACCAGCTTAGGCGGCAGCTTTATCTCTGCCGTGTCCTTTGGAATCTTACTCGTCTTCGTCACAGGTGACCTCTGCGCTCAGTAAGATCTTAACTGGTAAGCTCTCTCCGTGCGTTGTATGGTCGATTTCCTGCTTGTCGTTGTACCCATGCTTATTTAGGGCTAACTTCACCAGATTGGAGTTTAAATCGCCTCTAAGGCCACCATCCCATAGCACTTCGTGCTGGGTTTGCATGACAAGGCCTAATATATCCGAAAACTCTTCCTTATCAGGATCTTTGCCCCAGTCGTAAAGGGTTGATGTGCCTATTCCTAAATACTTAGCTAGGCCAATATGTGATGGGATTGCAGTAACGTAGGCATCCAAATAGGTGTGCGCCTTCTCTAGCAATTCAGGTGTGTACTTTGTTGGTCTCATCTTGTTCGCTCCGGAGTGCAAGATTGTGGGTTAGTGCCTATTATAACTCAGTGCCAAACTGCTGATCTTTTATACAAGAATCAAGATCTGGCGGTATGGCGTCGTATTGATCAGAGACAGCGTGGCACCATAACTCTAAAGCAGCACGCATATTTGATCCATCGCTGGTGTCGATTATGTTACCCAGTGTGGCTATCTTGTCATCAAAGCCAAAGTCGTGAGCAACCTGCAACCAAAATTTAACCGTCGTATTCACTGATATGTGCCTCCACGATTGATACCCTAGCAATCTCTAGCATGAGCATAATTTCACCATCTGGTTCATTGCTTGTGATAACCATAGTGCCGTCTTTGTTCCAGCCCAACACTAACACTGAATCTAGCTGGCCCTGTAAGGCTTGAAGGATGTCATCTGCAGTAGCCTTTGGTCTCAACTCAGTTACCTTGCCCATATCGTTCTAGCCTCTCTATCTCAGCGTCAATGTAAAATCGAATCTTCTTGGCGTCCCTGATCATCTCTGAGTGCTCTACCTCACCGTACCTGTAGGCAGCCCTGAAGATCTCACCCATCTGGGCGTTCATGTTCTTATAGCTTATCAGGTGCTGTAGCTCTGTAGCACCCTCTGGTAGCTCGTAATAGCTGGCTGTTGATCCGTCCGACTTAACCTTCATGGCTTGATCCTCAGTAGAGCCTCGATGGCCTCTTCAATGATCACCTCTAGGTCGCGCTTGTTCTGCTCGTTATCTTCCGACCAATACCAGTCCATATGATCTTCGATCAGCGAGAAGGCCTTACGATACACCCTGAGCCTCTTCTCTAACTCTGGGCGTGTCATTTGAGGATCTCCTGCGGGGTTACCGTGACTCTCAAATATTCGCCGGACTGCTTGTGGTATGTAATCGCGTGTGCTGCCCGCCATGAGACGTAGCCCCCTCGTGCGCTGTAAGCATCTCTGCTGGCAAGGGTTGGGTGGCGCTCAACAATTGCTCCGCCCCCTTCAGCCATGTCCTGCTCTGTGTGATGGTAATGGCCCGTGTGGATGTAGCAGTATTTAGCCTGCCCCCACATAGAACGGTATCGCGGCTCGCTGCTGAATAACGCCGGCAATGCTGTGTTCTTTTTCTTGTGGCCGTGATGAAAGCCCAGCATGATCTCGCCATGCAGGTGGGCGTAATAGGGAAACTCAGTGTCGTCTACCTCTACCCTGTCATTGAGTGAGTAGATAACCTTCATTGTCTTGCGTAGCCATAGGGAACCGATCAAATCGTGATTACCCTCGACCATCAGCACCTTAACCTTTGCAAAGTGCTTAAGCATCAACTCTATGGCAGCCATGATCACCTTGATAGCAACCTCTACCATCTTGCCGGTTCGACTGTCTCGATCAAGGTTGTGGCCTGACAGGGTAGTTACTGCGTCTAGTAGATCATAGTGCAGGAAATCGCCCTGCAAGTTAAGTATGCCCAGACCAGCTTTAGGCGATCCGTCAATCAGTCGCTGTACGGCACCCAGAGCAACTTTGGTAGCAATCTCCATGTCCCAGTCGTCGCCTGTCTCGTCTTGCCAAGCGTACATACCCAAGTGGAAATCTGTCAGGGTGATCAGTGTGCAGAGTGAGTCGTCTGACACAGTAGGCTTTGCAATGACGGGGGCGGGCTTCCAAGTAAAGCCTTCGATAGCTTCAAGTGCTGCTTGGTACTGGGCTTCTTTTTCTGGCTCTTGGATGTGCCATTGGGTTTTGATATTCCCCTCAAGGTCGTAGAGGGTAGAGACTCGCTTTGTGGTGAAGCCACTTGCGGTAGGATGGGATAAGCCGCGTTCTGGCTGGTATCCTGAAAGAGCTGCTTTTTTCTTTACTGAGGCAATGCCCTTGCTGATTGTTGAGTGGTCTATCTCCAGCGCCTTTGCAGCCTTGATCACCCCTCCGTACTTCTCTACAGCCTCCAAATAATCAATCTGCCTTGGCGTTGCATACTCGTATAGTGCGCTACCCATTTCCAACCCTCTCTAAATGATGCTTTATCTCAGCATTCAATTCCGCAAGCATATCATCATAATCACTTTTATACATCTTTTTTGTAAGCCGTTTTTTCTGTTCCATTTCGTCTACAAAGTCCCGCCCGTAGTAGTCTATCATCCATTTCGTATACTCTTGGGCTGCTGTACCAAACCGCATCCCATACGCATTGCACGATTTACATTGCGGGTGAACATTGCATTCATCCAGAGCCCAGTAGCTGCTGTGCCCCTTGGGTATGTAGTGCCCGCCGTCCATTTCCTTCCAATGGCACATTTGCCCGCAGCTAACACAGGCAGCATAACCATTGTCATCGGCAGCTTTAAGGCGCACAAGTTTCTGCAGCGCCTCTAGGCATTTAGTTCTTGGTGTCTTTGCCATCTGGTTTCCCTTTGGTGTCTGGCTTCTTAAATATCTTATCCCAGTTTGACTCAAACTTCTGCTTGTCTGGTATGGGTCTGGGCTTGCTTCCTTTGCCGCTCATTCGTCTTCATCCTGTAGCCTTGCCTCAAGCGTTTCAATATATTTTTGCAGCTGCTCAATCTCATACTCTAGCGAGTCAATCTTGCTGCTCGCCCATGCGTCTAGTTCATTCATCGTTTTTTCTCCTTGGCTTCCAGCGCGGGTCTGGCGCGTTGTCTATCATCTCGCTCGTCGTGAAATGGCGTGAGCACTTAGTGCATCGGTAACGCCGCCACCTATAATCTTCTCCCTGCCTGCTATCCATGCAGCTTGCACGAATGTTACATTTTGGGCACATCATATTTTGGTGTACTCATATCTCTGGTTAAGCGTAAACTCTGTATCGTACAGCGCCCCCTTCCTACGCTTTACTAGCTGAAGTCGTCTTAGACCATCCAAGCATCGCTCGTTAGTTCCAAGACTTTTAGGCGTGTACCAGATACCCTTCTTCATCTCGATCAATACAGCCCTCTGGCGTTCTGTCATCGCCCTGTGCTCCCAAAGCCGCCATCGCCTCTATCGGTGTCATCTAGGTCATCTACCAGCACAGCGTCGCCCATGTATGGCACCACAACCATCTGTGCAATTCTGTCGCCAGCCTTGATCTCGATTACCTCATCGCCTGAGTTGTACAGCACCGCGTGTATGTCTCCACGGTAGTCAGAGTCGATAAGCCCTGCCAGCTTGTCTAAACCCTGTTTAACCGCCAATCCAGAGCGAGGATAGATCATCCCGCACCACCCATCTGGTATCGCGCAGCTAACGCCAATTGGGTAGCTGTGGCGCACGTTAGGTCGCAGGTCAAAGCTTTTAGTCGAGTACAAGTCAAAACCTGCACTGCTATCTGTACCTCGCGTTGGCATGATTGCCGCCGGATCGTTTAGTTTAAATTTGATCATAATTTTCCCTTATTGGTTTTGATAGCCAGTCTTGGTTCATTTTATTAAGGGCCAACTGTTCTTTTGGCCCGTCTACACTCACTGAGTAACGGCCTACCTGAAAAGGCAGGCTATTGTCTACAATGATCCTGCTCTTACCTTGCTTGCCCTGTGGCCTCAAATACTTCTCTTGACAGACAAAGCAAACCTGCCAATTAATGTATTTGCGCTGTGCGTTCCGGTATAACCTAGATCGCAGTGTGCCGGCGTTTAACTCTCTGCCCTGCACCATCTCAGTCAGGCTGTATAGCTCGCCCTCCCAGATAACCTGCCTTTTAAAATTGCCATTCGCCGGCCCTTTAGGTGCCCCGATTCCCATTACACGCCCCCCATGCAGGCTGCCGTGTCACATATCGACATACTGTGCGCAATTATAAAAAACACCAGTGTCGCCCAGATAAATAAAGCTTGCCACATTCTCATGCTGTCACCCTCTGGCCGTCCCAGTATTGCCCACGCTGCTGCAGGTATTGCTTCTTCAAAGCCTCTTTAACAGCTAAATCATCAACCCAGCTAACATCAGTCAACTCGTCAATCACAGTCATAGATCGCAATCCACCGTAACCGCCTTTAGCCTTCGCCTGCGGGCTTCCACCCTTATCCTGTGCGCGGGCCAGCCATGAGTTGCAAAAGCGCTTAATACCCACCTTAGTTTTGCGTTTGGTGGGGTTTGCGTCCAACCATGACTCCATAGCGTTAAGCTCTTGCCTGACATCGACTGCAGGGTAAGCCTTCTCCCATGCTATTACGTCTGTCTCTACAGGCTGCCAGTGTTCACCAGTATTAAGAATCATGCCTCATCCTCCAATGTCCAAGTAGCAATATGGACTTTCTCGCCATATCGGTTTTTGATTGGGTTCAACTTAGTTTTAATGTTGTAGCCTTCAGCTCTGAGATCCCAGACTCTGGCAGGCGCCTCCAAGACGCCAAGCTCATCCCAAGCATTCAGGCGGGTAAGCTTCCCGCCATCCTGTAAAAACTGCAATACTCGCTCTTTTTGTGTCATGTTCATTTCCCCTTAATGCGTTAGCGTAACCATTTTTCGCGGCGACCAATCTTCAGACCATTGACCTTCTCTGTCAGCCCGTTGGCTCCATTTACCAGATTCCAGCGCTTAGACTTGTCGCTGTAATACACTTCTTGGAAGCATAGCGAATGCGACGTATCAGGAGTTAAGTAAGAAATCTTAAAAGTCCACTGATTGCCGCCAAGATCGGTGCTGTAATCGTACTGTTGC